ATTACTCCTCATGTTTTTGGGTTCGGAAGTGGGCCTTCGGGAAACAGATTACAATTAGTTACGTGGAGACCTGACACTAAAGTTTGGAATGACAACGGTGTTACTGCTATCAATAGTACTAATCAGGTAAAAGATATTTATGCAAAGCACTCGCCAGTCGTGGTTGACCAGTATGGAAAGATTAATATTTTACTTTACTCTTATGTTAGTGATGGAACTATACCATCCGGAACAAGCATTGATTATTCTGAATTAGAAATTGCACTGAACATTTCAGCGAATGAACACATTGAATCAATGTTCGCGGCCAATCAAGTAGAAAGTATCGCTACTGGTGAAGAAGCTGAAGCGGGAGAATCTAACAGTGTGTTTATGACGCCTAATTTAGTATTTAAAGCAATCGCAAAATGGGTTCAAGGCAAGTTTGTTTCTACTGCTGGTAACGAAACGATTTTAGGAACAAAGAATTTTCAAGATGGTATTCAAGTGAAAGGGAAATTGCCCGTTTTAACAAAATCAGTAAATGATTATGCGTCAGTAGATAAAAACAACAATGCTTCAGTTATTTCGGACGGCAGTATGAGATTGTATCGAAGAGGAGATATCGTTTATCTGACAGGTTCGTTTAAATTGTCAGCGGCGAAATATAATCAAGCTGTTTGGTTTAATGTTCCATCATGGGCAGCGCCGATTGACAGGCCTCGAATGTACTGGAGCTCTGGCAGCAATTTTTATTTGCTAGCTTTCGATCCATCAACGATTAATAATATTATTTGCATAGATAATGTCGCACAAGATACGTGGTTAACAGGTTCGTTTTGTTGGTTAGCAAGAGACCCTTATTAAAGGAGGAAAACGATGAAAACAATTTATAAAGTATTATACCCGATGGGATTTGAAGAACACGAAGTAGCAGATGATTTTCCAACATCTATTCCTTTTGTGGAAATCGAACCTATTCAAAATTTAGAAAACCCACAATCTCAGTTCTTTAATTTTTCTAAGAACAGATGGGAAGAGGCGATTACTCCAAATTACGCAGAAAAATTAGAGTTTATTGAGACTTTAACAGAAACTGTCCAAAAGGAAAATGAATTCTTAAAAGAAAAGGCAGAAGTCCAAGAAAACCAATTGACTAAAACTCAATTAGCGTTAGCTGAAGTGTATGAAATGCTCGTTCCAGCAGACAGGGAGGTTAATTAGATGGCAAATATTTACGTCAATTTGATTCAGAAAGGCCTGAAGACTATTGAAGAAGTTCCTAGAACAATCAGAAATGAAGTACAAGCAATCCTTGATGCAGAAACTGCGAATTAGGATTGCTTTTTATTTACTCAGAAGGGAGGTGGAAGAAATGGCTGTAGTGTATGCGATTTTAATTATTAAAGGTAAGAAAACGATTGAACAAGTACCAGGTCTAATTCGCGAGCAAGTGAAAGAGATTCTAGTAGATATGGATTTGCCAGAATTGGCTGAATAACAATTTAGCCTCGTTTTTAACGGGGCTAATTATTTAGTTGGAAGGCGGGGGAGTTTTGAAAGATGATACTGCACAAGATGTTATTGAGCGCTTAGTGCGCATTGAAACAAAACTTGATAATTACGAGGCATTGAGAGAGAAGGCGGATGCTGCGAAAGATGTGGCGGATCACGCATATTCTATTGCACTCAACAATGCTGATGACATCAAAGAAATTAAAGCAAATAATAAATGGTCATGGGGTTACATGATCGGTTTAGGTATTACTATATTAGGCTATTTCTTAACGAAATTATAGGGGGGTTTGAAATGATTTTACCGGACAAGTATTACCAAATTATTAAATGGGCGGTTCTCACAGTGTTGCCAGCTGCATCTGTTTTAGTTGGCACACTTGGAAAGGCATACGGTTGGGGTGGCGCGGATATGACTGTGCTAACAATTAATGCTGTAGCTACTTTTTTAGGAGTAGTTACAGGTGTCTCAGCATACAATTCGAAAAAATAGGAGGAATCACATGAAAAAGAAAATTACGTTACTGAGCCTTTTACTGGCTCTTTTTTTATTGCCTATTAATGGGTTTGCTTACACGATCAATAACGAGTTCAATTTAGGGGCGAATGAAGGCAGTCCAATTAGAGCAAATCCAAATTATATTGTGGCGCACGATACTGCAAATCCTAGCGCAACAGGACGTAACGAAGCTACCTTTATGAAGCGCAATTGGATGAATGCCTACACTAGCTATATTGTTGGTGACGGTATTGTCTACCAAGTTGGTGAACCCGGCTATGTGCAATACGGAGGCGGCTCTTATGCCAATGCGAATTCGCCAGTACAAATTGAATTGCAAGCAACGCCCAATCCAGCGCTCTTTAAACAGAACTATAAAGTTTACATTGAATTAATTCGTGACAGTGCGAAACGGTTTAATATTCCTCTTACTGTAGACAGTCCAGTAGGCGGCAAAGGGGTCATCAGTCACCAATACATTTCTACGAATTGGTGGGGCGATCATACGGACCCGTATGGCTACTTAGCAAGTCACGGTGTCTCACAAGCGCAATTTGCACATGATGTGAAGTATGGTTTTGAATCAAACGAGAACAAACCTGCACCGACTCCAAGCAAACCTGTAGATCCAACTACCGCAGGATCAGGATATTCTGTAATGAACGATGGCAAAGGAAACCATGCTCATGTTGATCAATGGGGGAGAATCGGGAACACCTTGAAGGCGCGTGGGTGGCATATCGCTAATTACAAGTATCAATATGTATTTATTATTGATCGGACAACTGGCAAAGAATTGGCACGCCAGAAAGCACCTGTAGTAGCAAGACCAGATGTGAATGCTGCTTATCGGACGACTGGGAATGTCGGTTATGATGTGAATTTCAATGCTAAGCATTTTAGTGGTAAGTCAGTCATTGTGATGACACGTGCTACAAATGACGCTAAAGGTGATGTAAGTGGAGGTCATCAAGACTTCTACGAAACACGTTGGTATCACGATATTAAGTGACATTAAAAAAGAGTTTAGACGAGAATGCGCTTGCAAGATATTAACAAAAGAGCTATTATGAATGTGTAAGTTTTGCCAGAACTTACTTCTTTTTCATAACTAAGTTTCATCTTGATCGGCAACCAGTCGTGTGCGGGCTGGT